GCAGGGTCAGGACTAGGGGAATCAGCTAAACCAAGTTTGTTAGCATAAAAATCACCTGAATTTTCTGAAGTAATTACATTACTTGCTTGTCTATCACTCATGAGTTTCCTCAAGTATTTTGCCTGGTTAACCTAGCCAGTAAGGTTTGTGGGCAATATAACCCAAAATCATAAGGCTGTCAATTATTGTTGCTGATTAGGCATAATGGACTGGTCAGCCTGTGCAATTGCTTGGTACTGCTCCTGATTTCTCATCTGGATTTCTCTCTCCAGTCTGGCAGTATCCATGTGATGCAATAACATATCAGCAATTGCCTCAATTTCTACCCTGTTTTGGCTAGTTATAGCTTTGGTATTGGCATCATGAACCCTAGCCTGAAGCACAGATTCTGTATTGTGAGCCTTAGCTGTCTGCCTCATTAGCTCTCTCTTAGTTTCCTCAGTTTGCTTGACTTGCTCAATATCCTGTCTTTGTTGCATAGCCAGTTGCATAGCTTGCAATTGCTGTGTGAGTTGTTGGACTTGAGCCTGTCCTTGTTTAATCATAAGCTGGGCTTGAGGAGGAATGTCAGAGTGTTCATCAATCTGGCTTAGTGGGTTCATGGCGGCCAACCTATCAGCAATAGTTTCAGCCCCTGGGAAGTCCATATTCCTAAACACCAAATCTCCAGCCACATTAAATAGCTCAGGCTTGGCTAGTAAAGGCATCATGGCATCTACTGCCTCTTGTCTCTTGCTGTTGTATCCTGGGCCGGTCTCCATCACCACATCATACTGCCCTACAGTTACATCATTAAGCACTCTGCCCACAGCACTTTGCTCATTTATGGTTAAAAGGTCTGGCTTTCCATCATCTCCAATAATTCTCATAACTCTTTCAGTATCATAAATTTTGGGAATTAGGTCTAAAAGTATCTTGCCAACATGGGCAATTGACTTGGTTAAATTGTCATAGAGGTCAAAATTGGTCAAATCCACTTGCATTTGTTGACCATTCAAAGCTTTGCCAGACATATTGCCTTGCAATTGCTGTGATGGGTCATAGATACCAATTATGGTTGCCATGTCTTGGTTGATCTCTTGGGCAGCGGTCAATATCCCAGTAGGAGGAGGCTCTGGTTGCATCCTCTGTGGAGGAGGAGCTGGGTTGCCATCAATATCTGTCTGCTTATATCTCAAAGTAGCCATTGATTTGATGTTGGCACTTGCCCAATCCAACTCATGACCCTCATCTTGCCCCTCAGCCATCACCCATTTTGCCTTTGGAGCTAATGCAACAGACTCAGTCATGGATGTGACCCAGAAGTTGTACATCCTTTGGGCATCCTTAGCGTGTCTGACCATGCCAAATTTCTTTCTCTTGTCCCCAATCACTACATGCCTACCATAGACTGGGACAATAGGGATGTAGTACCCCGGCCAGTCCTTCTCCTCCAACACCTCAATTGCTGTGAGCTTTTTCCACTTGATTGTTTTCTTTACACTAGGTCTTTCATCCACAATTTCTAACCCAGCTCTCTTGATTCTTTCAAAAAAGTCCTTGGAATCAGCAAATTTGGCAGAGCCATCACTTAATAAATATAGTTTGGCTTTTTCTTTAACTGTGTAAAAATATTCAGCAACTCTAATATCTTCCCTAGTAATCCACTCACTTTGGGTATCTCCAGTTCCTCTGGATGTGAATGAAGTGTCTTGTGCATCTGGGTACATTTCCTTGAACACAGACTTTGGCATCATGGATGTAATCAGGCATCTTTCCTGGTCTGAGCCATCCACTGCAATTGAATTTGGGTCTAAATAGACTGTAAATGGGTTATCAATAGGGTCAATAAATAGCTCTTGGTCAAAAGAATCTTCCCTTACATATCTGTGGTCAACCCTTAAATATCCCCATCCCATTCTGACTGCATAGTTATAAGCATTGTCATAGGCATTATCTGCATTGGAGTTGACTTCTATGTGCCTGACCATGCCTTGAATTACTTTGGCATCCGCAGCATCTTCCACAGTATTTGTGGCATGAACCCTAATTCTGGGTCTTTGTTGTCTTTGCTGGTTAGTGACTTGCCTACAATAGCCATCTAACTTATTAATAGTTAAGACTGGTCTGGACTCTAAGTTTCTTGAATTCTGTAGGTCAACCGGCCATTGATCGCCCCCACTTGCAAACTTCAGGTCTTCCAAAGCCTCCTGTCTGTTCATGGTGTCTGCATCATTAGCAAACTTCAAGAATTGTTTTGCCTCATCTATGATGGGGTCATAATCTGTTTCTAGTGGGTCAAGTGCCATGTTATAAAGCCATCCATGATTGTGGTGGTGCATAGTTTACTTGCTTTGGTCTTTTTGGTCTAGTCTCTTGAACACCTAAAGCAACCATGCGGAAAGCATCAGCTCCATGACTGTATTGGTCATGAAGTGGGTTTTTACTAAAAGCCTTTGTCTCTGGGTCAACTTCATACTTGTAATGCCTCAGACATTGCAAGCCATCATAGCAATTATCTCTATCAAAATAACAGTTCCTGAACATAGTTCTGGAGGCATTAATAGAGTCCACAATGCTAGTTCTTGGGATTATTTTGGTCTTGAAACCAGCATTTCTGACAATTTCTTCTATGGTTCTGCCTTGGGCGGCCAAGGTCTTGTTCTGTGCATCATGTGGCAACCAGAGTGTGTCATAGACATAGCCAAAGGTCTGCATCAGTGCCAGATAATGACTCATAGTCTGCTGACTATCCTCAATGTATCTAATAAATCTAATTTCCTGAGCTATGAACTGGACAAACCAGATACTTGTGGAGTCTGCCCAGCCAAGATCAAACACAGCATGAACTGGCTTTGTAGGGTCATACCTGACTTTAGTGATTCTTTCCTCCAGCTCTGCCATTTGCATTTCTCTAGCAAATACAGCTCCATCCACAGTCTGCCTACACAATCCTTCCCAAACTGTGTTGTAAGCCTCTGGGTCTCTTGACTGAAGTGTCCTTCTTTCATGGTCTAGGACTTCTGGAAACCAGGGATTATCTGACCAGTTGACCTTTTGAGTTATGCAGTTATCAGGCTTATGCAGAATAAATCTTTGATATGTGGCATCAGACTCTAGCTCTGGGTTCATGGTTATCCAGATTTCTGAGTCCTTTGCCCTGATAGTAGGAATAAGAATATCCCAGCTCCTTGCTGAAACTGCCTGAGCTTCCTCTACCCAAACAATTGTGCAACCCTCGTAGCTTTTAATATTGTGTGGATTATTTTTCAGTCCCACAAAAGCAAACTCAGTTCCATTTGCACCCCTTATGGAGTTTTGGGTAATTTCATAAAACCCAATTAACCCTAATTCAACAATCTGGTCACTTAATAGCTTATGAACTGATTGAGATATGGAGTTCTGAAATTCTCTTGCACACAAAATCCTGTGGACTTGCTTTGCACCCAAGATGAGCAGTGCTCTAGCAACAGACCATGATTTTGCTGACCCCCTACCTCCAAAGATGCATTTATATCTTGATGGCTGGAACAGGCACTGAAGTTTGACTGGAAACTCAGCCTTTTTAATAGCTTGGTTAAGTTCACTCTGCTCCATCTGGCTTTACAAATGTAACCTGAAGATGAGGCATGATAACTTGCCCATTTGCATCTTCAAGAGTGTTTGCCTGAACTGCCTTACCATCTATCCTATCCATCAGCTCTTTAATAGCCCAAGGTTCTCCTTCCTCAGCCTTGCTAATAAGAACCTCAGCAATCTGCCTAGTTCTATGTGGCTCTTGGCAAAGAATCATCCTCAGCTTTTCTTGGAAAAGTCTGCCTTTAGCTGAGTTAATATTACCTAGTGGAGCACCCATATTGTAAATTTTAGTATATATTTGATTTTAATATAACTTTTAGTTATTTGTGGGAGTCTCAGGAGCAGGCTCTGCTGGTGTCTCAGCTACTGGAGTTAATTGAGCTTGAGCAGGCATTTGCTCATTAGCTTTGTGCATTAATTTCTGAACTAATATTTGCATATCCCTGATTTTGTGTTCAAGGCTAGTAATTATTAAGTTTACATCTTGGATTTCATGTTCAAATATCATTTTGTTTTCCTTGTCTATGCTTTCTGCCTGTACCTTTTTTGGTATAGCTTGGGTTTTTGCCTGCTTGCCATTTCATGAACAGATGCTCATCAAAGCCAAGTGCTATTAATAAATGGACTGCTAGACTAGCTTTCATTTCTTTTTGGCTTTCTTTTCTGCTTCACGTTTAACATTCAGGGCAATCGCAACCGCTTGTTTCTGTGGTTTACCAGCCTTAATTTCTTTTTCTATGTTCTTTCCAACATTCTTCTCAAGTTTTGACTTAATTAATGGCATATTCTTCCTTTCTTTTAGATTTACTCATTTTTTGTCTTGTTTCATCACTTATTGAATTTAATTCAAATCTCTTTTTTTGCGATTCTCTCATTTTTTGTCGTGTTTCTTCTGAAACTTCACGACCTTTCATTTTTTCCCTCATGTAATCTTTATGTTCTTGGGTATGATTTTTACCAGCAAAAGTACATTTTTCAATCATTTTTTGAGTTCTAATACGTTTTTTATTAGATTCCCGTACAGCATCTTTTACATGATCTGGTAATTTTATGCCTTTTGCATATTTATTACCTATCATTGCTTTTGATTTATTCCTTCTAGCAATTTCATATAACCTTGAATTAAAGTATTCTTCCCTGCCTTTCATAATAATAAATGCACTCCACATTTGATTATTATCATAAATATGCGCTAACAAAGCATGAGCAATAAAATGCTCTCTAGCCGTCAAAAATACCAAATTATCTAAATTATCAGAACCACCCATACTTTTTGGCAAAATATGGTGAAGCTCTTGATATTGATTTAATTTTTCTCTATTTTTAGCTTTATTTATTAAAGCCTCATACATTTTTTGGTGATTCATCAGGTTCTTCTACAAAACATACGTCTTGCCATGATAGCACAAGGAACTTCTCGTCCCCGTCCTTAAAGTCATGGTATTTTAAATATTCGTCTTTGTAGTCTTTGGCTAGTGTACCAAACCAAATCTTGTCACCGACCTTAAGGCCTTCGTCCGCTGCCTCGTCCCCTACTGCGACTACATAACCGCAAGTATCCGCTTCTGCGGTTTGTATATACAAAGTCGATACGATTCTTGGTATGGGTTTGACAATGATCTTGTCTCGGATTGGCTTCATGGTATTTGCCTCCGACTAAGTTTGTTGTTTTTTGGCTTCAAAACTTCTCTAGCTTCTGCGACATCCGCAGAAAAGTCCCCAACCGCTTGGGTCGGGGCTAAAGTCGCTTTTTCGGCAACTGCATCTCTGTCAAACTTGAACTTGAATTCACCGCACCATTCGTTCGGGCTTCTGTTCTGATAAGTTGGGAATCTCTTACATTGCCCCAACTGCATATTATTTTGTAGATCAAAAAACCTACATAAACTACAATCTTCTTTATCCAATTTAAGTCTCCTTACTTACTTTGGCTAGAAACCCCACGCATCGACACAATGTTGTGGGGTTTCGCTATTTTACATCGAATCTTGAACGTGTGGCACACGCTTGTGATCGTAACAGTTGTGCTCTTTAGAGCCTGTGTTCATCTCACCAACGTAAGCATCGTTTTTACCCATGTGGGCGCTAGAACGCATACCAAGTCCATCAGCTTTACCAAGACCTACGCCACCAGCTAGAACAGCTCTACGCTCTCCAGATGTGTCGCTAGATGTTGCGCCTTTTGGAGCTTTAGCACCAGTAACGCTAGGTACACCCTTCATGCTGTTTGGGCCTTTCTCACTACCCATCTTTTCGCCTGTGCGATCAGAAGCGGTAACGCCTTTCGGCTCTTTTTCTTTACCGTAGTATCCCATTTTGTTTCCTTTAAAAAATTGGAATCTTTATTTTCGCATTATAACTTTGTTTGTCAAGTGGTTTGAATTGTAACAAATTAATGTTATAAACGACAGTTAATTCTTTACTTCAAGTTTATATGATAAAACATACTGACGAAGAGATTCTCGAAGCATTTCAAAAACATGGAAGTGCTAAAGCAGCAGCAAGGTTTCTTAAGGTAGATTTAAGAAATCTAGTCAGAAGAAAACAAAGAATGGAAGAAAAGGGTTTTGTAATCCCAACTGGTCATGTGGATTATCATAAGATAGAAAGAAAGATAGACCTTGGCATACTCAACGGATCAGTCGTAGTATTCTCAGATGCACATTTTTGGCCTGGCATCCGTACTACGGCATTTAAAGGTTTACTATGGGCAATATCCACATTAGCACCCAAGGCAGTTATAGCCAACGGAGACATATTTGACGGAGCTTCCATTTCCCGCCACGCTAGGATTGGCTGGGACAAAGCACCAAGCGTAATTGAAGAGCTAAAGGCTTGTCAGGCTTGTATGTCAGAGATTGAAGAAGTAGCAAAAGCTGCAAGACATAACGTAAAACTAGTCTGGCCTTTAGGCAACCATGATGCTAGATTTGAAACTTATCTTGCTGCCAACGCACCTCAGTTTGAGCATACCGCAGGATTTAAGTTGTCAGATCATTTCAACCTGTGGCAGAAGTGTTGGTCAGTATGGTTAAATGAGTCTGTAATCGTTAAACACCGCAACAAGGGAGGTTTACACGCCACCCACAATAATACGGCTCAATCGGGTGTTTCTATGGTTACAGGACATCTACACTCACTCAAAGTAACTCCATATGTTGATTACAACGGAGTACGTTATGGAGTCGATACAGGTACTTTAGCTGATATTTACGGCCCACAGTTTGAAAACTATTTAGAACAAAACCCTGTCAATTGGAGATCAGGGTTTGCCATTCTCACCTTTAAAAATGGTGTTATGTTAATGCCAGAGCTGGTTATGGTGCATACCAAAGACACTATTCAGTTTCGAGGCGAAGTTATTAATGTAAAGCAATACTAGACACAAAGTAACACATTAAGTAACCTAATGGAGACTAATCCCCACTAGGTTAATTTAATTACTCTTCGATTTCGTCTTCTGTCTCGTCTTCCCAAATAATTTCGTACTCTTCTTCAGCATCAGCAACAATAGAAGCTACAAATTCTTGGATAGCAGCGATAAAAGCAAAATCTTCGCACTCAACTTCCAATTTGAAATCGTAACCTTCAATAACTAGATTGTGTTCCATTTAACATTCCCTGTGTTAATCTGCAAAATTGCTGTTAAATGTTAGTTG